CTTCGGGGATAACCATCGCTAATAAGGTACATTACATTTATATTACACATTACTTACTTTTAAAAGTCATATGGGCTATCATATCCTCTTTAGTCATCCCCTCGTAACCTGATTTCTTCTCCACACTATCATCTGCCACCCCGCAAGCCATAACAGCCGACACAATCCCATCTACCCTGCCGGTTGACTTCTTCTTGCTTATCTTCCTGTTCTTATCCTCGTCCTCAATAATCACAGCATTGGAAGCGCACCATGTTAATACGGGATTCCCGTCATGCTTAACGGTATTATTAGCCAACATTCCCTCAAATTTACTAATTGCCGGGTCCATTGATCGTGATTCCTGTCCAAAGGGAGCCATCTTTATGCCGTCTCCATGCTCCCAATCCCAACATCTCTTTTCTTTATTCCATGTTCCAAAGGTTAATTCTACTCCCGCCTTTTCTGCATGTTCATTTAAATCCTTTATTTTAGCACGGTCATAAGCAATAAATTGGAGATCGAATTTGGATGATACTTCTGAGATTAGTTTGATGATTGATGATTTGTTAATAGCCTTTCCCGGCAATGCGTTTAGATATCCTTTGTTTCTCCATGCCATGTAAGGTACGTGATCCAAATCTTCTTTTTTATTGAGATTATCTCCTGGTATCCAGAAGTAGCATTTCAATCTCCAGAATGGATCTAATACTTTTTCACATGGTTGCCACACACCATCAATGCTTTCCATTTCAATATATCCCGGCTCAAATAACAACGCAAATGCCGTTAAGTCTTGAGTAGATGATAAATCCAATCCGCCCCAACATTTACGATTCATCAGCATTGCATCATCAAATCCACCTGCCTGTTGACATCCAAACCATAATTCACCAGATAGCCACGGATTATCGGCAGATACCCATTGACAGAAATTGAGGCGCTTAACGATAGCCATCTGCGAAGGCATCCCGTATGCTTTTTTTATTTCTTTGCGGATGTAGTCATAACCAGGAATGCCGTATTCAAGGGAAGGATTAGCTTTTGGCCATATGGATTCGTTGTTTAAATACGCTTCGGATTCTTCACCGTGCTCATCTTTAATATCGTCTTCATCCAATGCGCAGATATAGGCGAATACATCATCATTTTCGGATAGTCCAAGAGATATCTTCCTGCACATCTCATGGCGTTCAAAACAGAATGAAGATGTGTCCGATCCTGAATTTGTAATCTCGATCCCCATTGGTTGCTGTCTAAACTTAAACCCCTTCTCAAGCAAACTGATAACATTTCCATCCCGATGTTCATGTACCTCGTCTGCTATATACATATGAGGACGTGGCCCGGACTGACCTTTGTTTTCAGATGATATAACCCTAAAGAATGAATTGGTTGCGGGATAAGCGATATTCCATCGGTTGTCACCTGTACCAGATAACTTAAGCCGGGAATTTAATTGCGGGGATTGATCTACAAATGCACAGGCATCCCGGAAAAGCACCATTGCTTGAGACTTAAATGTTGCTGCTGCATATATCTCAGCTCTTTTCTCACCATCAGCAACAAGTCCTTTAAGACCAATTCCCGCTGAAATCGGTGACTTGCCTGATCCCTTCCCCGTTTCTATGTAGGCTAATCTAAATCGTCTTAAATTGTTATCTTGCCTTTTCCATCCAAACAGAGATCCAATAACGAATGCTTCCCACGGGAACAATAGGAATGGTTCACCTTCAAATTGTCCACCGTTAAGGCATAGACATTCCTCAAAGAACGCTATTGATTCTTCAGCTTCTTTCTCGTCGTAATAAAACCCGCGCTCACCAGCGTGAACAAGATCGTCCATATGACGCTGACATGCACCACGAACATAGGGGCCTGCAATTATCTTCCCATCCAAAACTTCCTGAGCGTATAAAGTAGCACGATCTTTAGTTGCAGGCATATTTATGATTTAAAGAATCTTTCCTTGGCATTTTCCACCGGCTTCTTATCAACCCTTTTTACCCCACTACGGCTACTTGGAGTCATCCCCATTTGCACAGCAGCTTTTATCATCATTTCCTCTGCTTTGTTGGCTATAGTAAGATTAGGATTTTGCTGCTTGTATCCAGTAGGAAGAGTAATTACCTCTCCCTCTAATTTGACTTGTTCCGTTGCCTTGACCCATCGAGAAAAAGAATGACAGTAGGATGCAAGCACAACCATATCGAAATTGGTTAGTATTCCGCAATCGTCTAATTCCTTTACTACCCGCATCCACTCTTGCCTTGCTATTAAATCCAGGTGATCGGGACAGGGGGGAGCATTGGGATCAGGCTGAGGCTCAAGATCAAGATCTTCCTTCTTGCGGTGGTAATGTCGGGGACCGCCACGAAGGTTGATAACAGATGTTGGTAATGGTTTCGTTCCACGTTTTCCCATGACTATTTCCTCCTGTATGGCCTACCGGGACACTTACGCTTTCTCGGTGGCCTCGCGTCTGTTAATTGGATGAATTTATACATTGCCTTGTTGGATGATAGACAAAACAGGGATGTTATTAATAATATTAGTCCTTTGATCATTGATTAATCTCCTTTCCTGTATTCATCATCCATCCTACGACCCATTCTTTAATATCCTTATCAATCGGTTCAAGAATTATCTGTCCATCTTGATAATTTATCCTTACCTTGGCTTCTCGGAATTCATTATCATAATTGTAAATTCTACCCACAATTACATCTTCTTCCTTTTCTTGTAATGATTTTAAATACTTTTCTGCTTCATCTTTTTCGATAGGATCAAATGTCCCTGTAAAAGTAAGCGTTCCAGATGAAAATTCTTTTTCATTATCGTAAAATTCATTTTCATTGGCAATCCCATCTGTTGAAAGTGAAAATGATGATACACCTTTAATTTCCTTATCACCCAAAAACATTCTTGGATTCTTGCCAGTTACCTTCATTTCATTTCCTCCCCCATGAATGATTAATGTTATCCAACGGCAATCCATCCACTCCGCACCCAGGCAATATCCCCCTTGTTTGCAATAACTTCTTAGCCGAGATATGGCACATATGGCAACAACTCCTATGATTACTCGGATCTACAAACAAATCCCATGAATCCACAAATGGTATATGGTGATCGACTATCGTAGCTGGCCTCTCTAATCCTCTTCGGAGATGTATATAGCACAAAGGCTCACGTGATAATTGCTGTAACCGTAATTTACGCCATAAGGTTGTATGGTACCAAGGATGACTTGAGTATAATGATTTAGGCATTATAATTACCTACCCTCCACTCCCACCCCGGATCAACACCTCTTCCAATATCCTTCTCACCATGCTCGACGGCTTCCGGCTCTCCAAATCCGCCTTCCTGATCAACAACTGATGCAACTTGAACGGCAGCAAGATCGTCATCGCATGATTCTTGGGCGGCAACATGGCCTGTAACTCCTTGGACGGCTTCATAAATAACCCCTTTTATCCTCTCTTAATTTTTTTAAGTGTTAATTTTAAATCTATTCTACACGATTATAATTTATTGTCAAGAATTACTTTCATTTTTTAATTTACTTTCTATTTTTGGAATGAAATTCACCCCACCCCGAAAAGTAACGGCGTCGCGCGCTTCTAGACCAGCGCGGTTAAGTGGCTAATATCCATGAACATTTCACACTCCCCCACCTATCTATTTAATTTCATTCAATATTATTTCAATCCAGACTTTTCTTGATCCTGGCGATATGTGCGATAATCGAACAGTTTAATATTCCGACGTTTTTGTCGAATTGATTAGATTTTTCGACATTTATTTCCTAATACTATATGATGTATTTGAATTGATTATAATGGATATATAGATACAAGATGTAGTGGTGTGCGGTATATGAACAGGGATATGGGATGGATATGGTTCGACATTTATTGCCGGTTTATGTCCTGGATAGATGAGAAAATGTAGCTGGTACGGGATACAATGATGGATATATTGTAAATAAATCACGTGTTATATTGAGTAGTTATTGACATGATGCGATAAAATGTAATTGAATGTAATGTTATGGCATGGGACTTGTATATATAAAGATAAAAACGACACACTGAAAAGGAGACGGGACAATGAAAAAGGTACATATGATAGACTTAAGATTAAGAGTAAATGCAGGAATGGACTTCCCGACTTGCCAGGCTAAAGCCAATCTTCTTGATACTGATAAGGGAAGATGGGATATGGCTAATGTGAAAGATCAGGTTACTTGCAAACATTGCCTAAAGACAATTAAGAATGGTTACTGGAAATAGTTTAATCCCTTTCCCCTGCTATCTAATGAGGATAGATGGCAGGATTGAACGGATTAAATAAAAGGAAAGGATAAGATATGAAAAAAGTATTTATCGAGACGGAAAAAAGGAACGTAGCAGTTAAGGCGGCTCCGTGGGCTTGCAAAATCGTAAAAGTCGAGGGTGGATATATGGCTTTTGAAAGCTGGGAAGATTTTAAAGTATGGAAAAATCAAAAGTAAAACATACCATACCATACCAAATAGAAAGTGAGGACATACCATGAACAACGACGTATTGAAATGGGCAATGACGGATAATGAGAAAGGCAATACAATGACGAAAGAACAGATGATTAAAAAATTCACGGAAATGCTGAACAAGGCGGAATTCGTAGAACGTGAAGCAACTAATTTTAGTTACCATACCTTTGAATTCAAGATCGACGGGAATGAAGAGAAAAGCTTTTGGTTAATGGAAAAGAACGGAAAACTGGAATGGTTTTGATATCATACCAGGACGTGAAATTATGACATACCGGGCCGCGCATGGTTACGCGGAGAAAAGGAAATACCATGATTAAAATCGGATATGAAAAACTATTTACACAAACAGAATTGCTTGAAAGTCTCAAAAAATACCTTTCCAGGGAATTAGTGGAAGATATCGACAACGGCAAATGCGACTTTGAAATCGAAGTTGTCGCGGTAATGTTGGATGAAAAGATTGAATTCATAAGGGGATTTATCAAGGCAGGTAAATAATGCCATACCGGCTTATGACATACCGGGAAATATAAACATACCAGCAATTAAATAAAGGGGAGGTATTACCATGAATACAATGATTATTGAGAAAAAGGGAAAGTTTGACACTGATTATGACCGGATTCTGTGGACCCTGAAAGTAAGATCAAAGGATGAAACACGCCAGGCGATTACCGGCGTTAATATCGACGGCGGATTGATGGTTTGCACCGACGGCCACCGGATGCATTGTTATATGACTGACCGGAATATTGATAATGGTTATTATCACGTGAAGCAATCGACGGCTAAAATGATCGTACTGGAAAAAGATCAAGACGGGATTGATTACCCTG